ATTCAAGTGACCTCTGACCATGATTCAAATACGTCCGGCCTCACAAAGCCAGTTTTACGTCCAGGCTAGCCCCTGGTCCCATTACTTCACCTCATTTAGCGGCATTAGAGACACCGCTGCTACCGCTCAATACGCCGATGGCATCCGTCAGCGGGTCTACAATGTCAAAGGCCCTAAGACTCTTACAGAGATGACTATCGCCACCCCCTTCGACCCCATTCAGCACGCTGATGTTCTGGATTTCTGGAAATCTCATGGCTGCGAATTCATTACTGTAACCATCACCCCTGTGACCTGTGGCGAAGACCCTCAGCCCCTCGGTTCCAGAACCATCATTCTCCCCGACGCCCAACTGACCTCGGTAAACTTCGGCGCTGTAGACCGCACTAGTGGTAACCCTAGCACCGTCGAAATCACCATGGTGTCTGACAACTTCCTCTATAACTAATAAGCCTCGTGGCCGCCAGATCGTTTAGTGCACTACCTCGGAGCTGTTTTACCCCTGAGCAGTTGCAGGCTTTGGCGGCCAAAGGAGTCACGGAATCAGACATTATCGGGCAGAAGTGTATCGATAACACCTGTGGTAAGAGTGTTGAGGAGATATTACAGCAGTACCCCCGCTTCTACAACGAGAAGGCAGGAATCTACACGGAGTGGGGAGACATAGACTTGCCGTGGGACGAAGTAAACACTTTAAACGGTGTCTGGCAAGTAGCTGAGTATACAGACAGTAACAGTTATGTTGTCGGGGAAGAGGTGATAAGGATTGAAGATGACGGCTATAAGCTCGTGGTCTACGTTGCCATCTCCAGTGTTCCAGTGCCAGCGGGCAACTTTAACCCTGCCCTGTGGTCGGAGATATGCCACATTGTGACGTCGGAACCGGTGGGGTTGCCTGATATATCCGAGCTATTAGGAAGATATGAGTACTATAACCCTGAGAAGTATCAGACCATGTGGTCTGAGGCCGGGAAAGAGTGGAATGTAGACCTGAATAGCGATGAGTGGGGAGAATACAAGATAGAAAAGCAATACTTCTACCGCTCTTCCGATATCGTCTTATACGACACCAGGTGCGGGACATTTACCTGCGTGTATGTGGCCACCCAGGACATGCCAGCCAACAACGAACTGATTGTACCCGGACCTCCACCCGCCGACTATTGGCAAAAACTCTACTGTGTCAAAAACAACAAGGAAGATAAATGTGAGAAGAAGGTGATATGTAATCAACCCAACCGAGAAGTGGTATCTCTGTCGTCCGGAGACAACGATCTAATCTGTGTTCCCGTTGAAAGCAGAGTAGGGGGATAGTGTCCAGTGGCAGCTAATTATTACGGGGATCAATGTACGCCGAACTTAGGCGGGGTGCAGGATTTCTATACCAAGACTGAGATTAATAGGCTGCTGGGATCGAAGGCAGGGGTATCCACGGTCTATACTCGCTCTTATCTCGATACGGAGATTAACCGCATTGACGGCCTTATCTCCGGACTCTCAGCTTCGCAGATCGAACAACCCGATCTCGATACACAGCTATCATCTCTTCGGTCTTCTATAGAGTCTGGAGTAGCAACGACTTATGCGACTATAAGCGATACCTACTCAAAGTCGGAAGTAGACAGCTTAATCGATGCTGTAGATCTCGACCCGAATAATTTTCTGCGCAAGGTTCCCGCTAACATCGGAGATAACACGATAAATCCGGGGTCCAACAATGCCGTCGCATTGACCGTAAGGGGTTCAAGCACCAATGCGATAGTTACCCAGTGGCTTGATGATACCAGCGACACCATCGGCTATGTTAGCAACTCGGGGTCGGTCACGTTTGAAAACTTGCTCACCGTGGGGAGATTAATTTCTAATGGCGGGATTGCTTTAAACGTTTCTGGTAAGCGAATCACTGGTGTCGCCAATCCCGTTCTCGCATCCGACGCCTTACCTTTCTCCTACCTCCAGTCCTATGTAGTCGACTTCTTCGAAGATGCAGTGAGATCGGATACAAGTACTTTTTATAACCTAGACGGAGGGGTATATTAATGAACAGAGATAGCTATAGACATATACGCAGCGCGGTATTTGAAAAGCGTCCACTGTCGACCGACATTCTCGACGGCGAGATCGCAGTCAATTATCATACCGACACTGTCGGTGTTTTTGTCCGAGACACGCTAGGGTATGTAAGAAAAATCGGACCGGCATATGTCAGTGACACTGAGCCCAGTCCAGTGAATTATACCGACTTGTCGAACGGGGAACTGTGGATCGACACCTCGGAGGCTTCTCCGGTAATCCGGTACTGGGACGCATCATCCACGGAGTGGGTGAATACGGGAATTCTGTTTTCCCCTGGCGCTGCCAGGCAACTTCTTCAGACGGACGCCGCAGGCGTCGGTGTAGAGTGGACAGACAATGTCGATATTCCCGGCACTCTCGATGTTACCGGCATCGCTACTTTTGACACCTTAATCTCCATCGGTGCTGCGGAACCCACTACCTCGCAGCAGGTAGGGTGGAATACGGATAAGGGAACCCTAGACATCGGTCTACTTAACGACGTAATAAGTCCGCTGGGACAAGACATCATTACCCTGTGCCGCAATGGTACGGCGAGTACGATCACCAAAGGTACCGCAGTGATGTTTACCGGAGAGACCGATGGAAATAGCGGCAGGCTATACATCGCGCCGATGGTGTCTGACGGAACCTACCCCGGCTACGTGTTCTTCGGTGTGGCCGCACAGACCATAGCGGCTGGTGCTGACGGCTATGTGCGGTCGTTTGGCGAGGTAAAAGGAGTCGACACTGATATCGATGAGGGCGGTGTAGACGGTCAATGGGCCGAGGGCGACATCCTCTGGTGCGATCCTGCTACTCCGGGAGGTTTCACTAAATTCGAACCTCAGGCACCCAATTTAAAACTGCCTGTCGCCGCAGTGGTTTCTGTAAAGAATAACGGCATCGTGATGGTGAGGTGGGATACGGGTCGCCGGCTCCGTGACCTACACGACGTCGAATCGAATGGGTCGACAGCGAATGGGGAGTTACTTATATATAATTCCAGCGCGGAGAGGTGGGAACATGGGACTAGCGTCTCATCGCTGACGGTAACCGACAGCTTAGTTGTCAACGGCATCGAAATCGTTGAGTCGGCCAGAGATGTCGAAGAGAGCAGGTTGATACGCCGCAATGCGACGGTAAGCATCGGCGTAGCTGGCACAGTGCCGTTCGGTGTCGGGCCAGTGATACCGCCTGGCATGAGTTTAGTCGGGATCGGCCCTGACGTCTACAACGTCATCGATGTCTATAGCGGCAGTGTGTGTTGAAAGCTAAGTAGTAATAGAACTCTCGTAATGGCTGATTTTACTATCACAATCGACGACACCCTCGTCCCCGGCATCATCGCTACTGCATCGCTGGAGGGTAAGACTCCCGAGGATGTGGTGACTGAATACGCTACGAGTATGGCGACAAAAGTATGTCAGGATCTCAAGGTTGGCCCGTATTACGTTGGTCCTACACCGCCTCAGTTCAATCCTGATGGCACGCCTTACGATCCGGACTGGGAGCCTCCCGTCGTAGACGGCGAGCCCGATGGAGGTGATGTATGACGCTGCGATGGGTGCCTGGTTGGAACGGACTGACCGAACCTGAAGCAGTGTCGTATGTCGCTGCTGTGGAGGCAGCCGATGGCCAAGAATTAGAATTTGGTGTAGCCAAGGCGATCAATGATTTTGTCCTTGGCTGCAAAACTGACGGCATCTGGAATGCGATTAAGGCGAGCTGTATTTTGGCTGGGGCGCGAACTCTGAGTGGAGCTTTGGTTCCACTTGTTGGTACGGCTCCGACCAATGTCAACTTTGTCTCTGGTGATTACGACAGGGGGACGGGGTTAAAAGGAGATGGAAGTACGAAGTATTTAGATAGTAATAGGAATAATAATGCTGACCCGCAAAATGATCAGCACCTTTCTGTCTATGTTACCCAAGCAGGTAGTGTATTTCCAAATGTTTACATGGGCGCTGGCGCGGGCGCCGATTCTGG